TATGGGATATATACCAGGTAGAAACGAGTTAGGTGTTATGGGTTCTGTATTTGCAGATGCCGCAGATGGTAAGATAACACCGCCGAGTGGAAAGGTTTTTATAGCGATAACATTCATGGCTAACACCCAGCTTGAAACACTAGGAACAAATGCGGGTGGTCTAACGGGTGATACGTCTAACGCTGACTACGAGCACATCGGTACAGATATCGCAGCTCACAACGTTGCTGTAGGATCTGAAACAGCTATCACCGGTGGTGGTGGAGTTATAGTAGATGGTAGCAATACATTTCCAGCAGGTGTAACAATTTACGGAAGATGGACCAGTGCTGAAGTTAAAAACGGAGGCACTGGAGCTATGGTAGCTTATATAGGGAAATAAACAATACAATTTAATATAATTTAATTATGGGTAAGAAGAAAAACAAGGTCGTAGACCTAAAGCCAGGGAAGATCTCTGACGAGCAGCTACAAAAGGTTCAACAGATTGTAAATATGATGAACCGAGGCCAGATGGACATAGGTATGCTAGAAACAAGGAAGCACAAGATGCTTCATGATGTAGCGACAGTCCAGGATCAGCTAGTAGTAATGCAAGGTGAGTTTGAAAAAGAGTACGGTACTTTTGATATTAATATTCAAGACGGTACTATAAACTACAAGGAAGATGAACCATCTGATTCGTAAGATCACGATAGGTAAAGACTACAAGAATGACTCCATGCACTATGCCGTAGGGCAAGAGGTGTATGGTGGTCATACTATTTGTGATATAGTGGAAGAGGAAACTAAGTACTCTATATACATAAAGAAAGGCAAAGCCGTAATCCCTTGGAAGGACTTCAATAAGAATATGGCTATATCTATTGAGTACAACTTACAGTACTAATGCAGTCGGTATACAACTACGTTGTAGAACCACTAGGAGAAAGGTATAACAATACTAAAAAAGTTGGAGACAAAGAGCTTATACTAAATACAGAGGTGTTTAATCACCAGCATGTAAACAGGGAAGCTAAAGTCTTATCCACTCCTAAGATGTGCGACTCAGACATAAGAACTGGGGATATAGTAACACTACATCACAATGTCTTTAGGAGATGGCACGATGTAAAAGGTAGAGAGCGTAACAGCTCGTCGTTCCTAGAGGAGGGAAAATACCTAGTAGCACCAGACCAAATCTTTTTGTACAAAAGAGACGGAGATTGGATATGCCCTAAAGGATACTGCTTTGTGCAACCCATTAAGGACAATAGCCAACTAACCGTTGACACTGAAAGACCCCACATGGGTATTGTGAAATACTCTGATGGCAGCATAAACGTAGGAGAACTTGTTGGGTTTAACCCAGTGAGTGAGTTTGAGTTTGTGGTTGATGGTCAGAGAATGTACCGAGTGTTATCTAATTTTATTACAATTAAATATGAATATCAAGGAGACGAAGAGGAGTATAATCCAAGCTGGGCATAAAGCCGTTGAAGAGTTAATCAAGGTGGCTAAAGAAGCCATTGTTGATTCAGGTGATGATATCACTGCTGACAGACTCAAGAACGCTGCCGCTACAAAAAAGCTTGCTATCTTCGATGCCTTTGAGATATTAAACAGAATCCAAGAAGAGGAGAACCTATTAGAGGGCAGATTGCCAGAAGCTAAGGAGGGGAAAGCATTCCAGGGTTTTGCTGAAGGAAGATCAAAGTAATGTACGAACAGACATTATTAAAAATAATAGAGCCCATAAAGAAAACCACTCTAACAAGACTCAATAGAGGCAAGAAGTGGAAATATGGTTATGACAAGGATCACGACATAGTGGTATTGTCTAAGACTGGGGTTATAGGTGATATATACGACATACAAGGTTTTAAGATAGCTTTACCTAAAGCTCCACAGAAATTTAAGTCTGACACAGATAAGTGGGGCAAGGTTGATCTACCTAAAGAGTTAAAGAATATAAAGACTATATTCGATTGGAGAGTATATCCAGATGAACACAAGGAGAAGTGGTACGGGTACATAGACGAAGAGTTCAGACGTAGAGACGAAGGCTACTGGTTTAACAATAACGGAACACCCACATATATAACCGGAAGCCACTACATGTACTTGCAATGGAGCAAGATTGACGTTGGAGCACCAGACTTCAGAGAAGCCAATAGACTGTTCTTTATATTTTGGGAAGCCTGTAAAGCTGATAAGAGATGCTATGGAATGTGCTACCTTAAGAATCGCCGTTCGGGATTTTCTTTTATGAGTTCTGCCGAAACAGTTAACTTAGCCACTATATCGAGTGATAGTAGATATGGACTGTTATCTAAGTCTGGTGCCGATGCGAAGAAGATGTTCACGGATAAGGTTGTACCTATAAGTATTAACTATCCTTTCTTCTTCAAACCGATACAAGACGGTATGGATCGCCCTAAGTCGGAGCTAGCATATAGAGTTCCGGCGAGTAAGTTTACTCGTAAGAAAATAGAGGTTAATGAGAAGCTTGAGGAGATAGTAGGTCTTGATACTACTATAGATTGGAAGAACACGGGGGACAATAGCTATGACGGTGAAAAGTTAAGCTTACTGGTTCATGATGAGAGTGGAAAGTGGGAGAGACCGGATAACATATTAAACAACTGGCGGGTCACGAAGACTTGCCTAAGACTTGGTAGTAGAATCGTAGGGAAATGCCTCATGGGATCTACTTCAAACGCATTAGACAAAGGAGGTAGTAACTTTAAAAAATTATTCGATGACTCAGATGTTACAAAGCGAAATCGTAATGGACAAACAAAGTCTGGGCTTTATTCTCTCTTTGTCCCAATGGAATGGAACTATGAAGGATTTATTGACGAATTCGGATTTCCAGTCTTTGATAATCCAGGTGATGCAAAACGACTGGGACCGGACGGTGAACTAATAGACATAGGTGTTGTAGATAATTGGGAGAATGAAGCAGATGGATTAAAAGACGATCAAGACGCTTTAAACGAATTCTACCGACAGTTCCCTAGAACCACGGAGCATGCTTTCAGAGATGAGAGCAAGAATAGCATCTTTAACCTAATGAAGATCTACGAGCAGATAGACTACAACGAAGGAAGTAGACACGCAGCTCATGTAACCGTTGGGAGTTTTGGGTGGGTTAACGGAGTTAAGGACTCGCAGGTTATATTCACCCCAGATCCAGGCGGGAGATTTAAGGTAAGTTGGGTTCCACCAGCGAACCTACAGAATAAACAGGTTATAAAGCATGGAGCTAAGTTCCCAGGAAATGATCACGTTGGGGCGTTTGGGTGTGATAGCTACGATATCAGTGGTACTGTAGATGGCAGAGGATCGAAAGGAGCGCTTCACGGATTAAGTAAATTCTCTATGGAAGACGCACCAGCTAGTACGTTCTTCCTAGAATACATAGCAAGACCACAAACCGCAGAGATCTTCTTTGAAGACGTGCTTATGGCTCTGGTTTTTTACGGGATGCCTTTACTATGTGAGAATAACAAACCAAGACTATTGTACTACTTACGCCGACGAGGTTACAGAGGGTACAGTATGAACCGCCCAGACAAAGTCTGGAATAAACTATCAGTTGCCGAAAAAGAAATAGGTGGCATACCAAACTCAAGTGAGGATATCAAGCAGGCTCATGCCTCAGCTATAGAGATGTACATACAAGGACATGTAGGACATCTCGGCGAAGGTAACTATGGTACAGTATACTTTAACGAGTTACTAAACGATTGGGCTAGGTTTGATATAAACAAGAGAACTAAGCACGATGCTTCTATAAGTTCTGGTTTGGCTATTATGGCCTGTAACAGACACTTGTATGCGCCTAATGCTAAAACAGAAATACAACCCTTGGATTTGACTATAGCAAAATATAACAATAAGGGATTCAACTCCCAGATAATTAAATAAGCATGGCTATTTATGATAACTTTCCTTCTCAAGCGGTCCCTGACCTAGAGAAAATGAGCCATGAATATGGGCTTAAAGTAGCTAGAGCTATAGAGCAAGAGTGGTTTAGTGAGTCGCACAGTAATAGGTATAATGCAACTCAACAAAAGTTCCATAACCTCAGACTGTATGCCAGGGGTGAGCAATCTATACAGAAATATAAGGATGAGTTATCTATAAACGGTGACTTGTCCTATCTTAATTTAGACTGGAAACCAGTGCCTATTATACCTAAATTTGTAGATATTGTCGTTAACGGCATGTCTGAAAGGATGTTTAGTATTAA